ATTAGTAAATAAAATAAGTACCTTTATTTGGGTTTTCTAATTGACTTGTAATAGCGTATCTCATTGCATCTATTGCGTGATTATATGCATCTATTGGTTTATTTAATTTTACTCCTGTTTTATCTACAGCCCATATATAGTTTCTCAACTCATTTATTAAGTTCTTACTTCTTGATGTTACATATACATTATTTTGATTAAGTAAATTAATGCCATATACGATACTATCTTTTCCTTTTGATACAGGTAATACATTATGACCATAACTATTCAATTCAGCTATTGATTTTGGTTCAGCACTATCTGCGTGTATTATATCTTCAACTTCATTTGCTTTTAATAGATTAGATATTTCGCTATTCAATAAACCTTTCTTGTAAATTACTTCATCAAATATATAAGCATCATTGTATTTGTACATAGCTACTAATGAAGTAGGGTCGTTACTATATCCAAAGTCCATTCCGTAACATAATATTCTTGCTTCTTGTGGTAAATCTATTTCCTGCCAGTCAGTTATACATACTCCTTCTAAACTTCCAGTCTGTCCAAGTCCATATACTTGCCACCAATTTGCCCAATATGTAGATGTTAATGCTTTTTCTTTTGCTGATTCTATTTCTTTTATAATAGTTTCACTTAATGCCTCGTTATCTAAATAAGTTAATGTTATGAAGTCTACATTATCTTGAGTTAGTATTTCTTTATCTACCCAAAATGTACTTGCTGGATTATAATCTAACCAGATGTCGCCAGACGTTCGTATTGCCATTTGATAATAAGAATCAAAGTCTATGTTGTTGCATTCGTTAACGTATAATATATTTCTTCTTGCACCTCTTAATTTGTCAGGTTGGTCAACAGAAAAGAATTCAATATAACTTCCATTTGCAAATGTATATTTTAAAGTACTCTTATTAAAGTTAGCATCTGTATATCTACCAAGTGCCATTATAATCTTTAAGAAGTCTTTTAATGCACCTCTACGCAGGTGTGGTATTGATTCTGAAACTACACTTATTTCAAGCATAGGTTCTTTTATAGCTTTATCAATTAATAAAGGAAGTATTCCAAATGTTTTCCCAGCTGATGTTCCACCTCTAATAACTTTGATACGTTGCTTTAAACGCAATAACTTTTTAATTGCAGTAGTTAATACAAACTCCATATAATAGTGTCTTAAATGTCGTCTAATGTGTCTATATTAAATATAGGTTGTTCATTTGTTACTGTGATGTCTTTTGTTTCTCTTGGTTTTCCAGCGTAATAGTTATAGAACAATTGAGTGAATTTAAAATCTCCACGCTCTAATCCTTTTTCTAATGCCATAAATGCTAAAGGTTCTAATACTCCTAACTTTTCTATTAATTGTATTTCTTCTGCTTTTGATTTACGACCACTATTTGAGTGACCACCATTGAACTTTCTTTTATCCATAATTAAAAAATATTATTATTAATTTAGTAATAAATAAAATCTATTGTTGTTTATAGATTAACTTGTATCTTCATTGTTTGACAACTTAATTTATGTTTGCCATTTTCTTGGTTACAATATTTGCATACTTCCCAATAGTAATCACATTGATTATTTATATTAGGTGGATTTACAAAGTATGATTGTCTATATTCACTTGGTTCTGCTTTATATCTGTAACAAGTTAAACTTAGTTCGCAATTGTTACCACTACACATTGTTATATCTGGCATCTTATTTCTTTTTATAAAGTTTACTTAATTCTTTTGAGACTTCTTTCCAATGTTCTGATTGTTGTTCATTACCTGATATTAAAGTTCTATTGTATTCTATTGAATATTTGTCATATAATATTTGTGCTCTTTCTTTAGCTGATATGTAACCTTTTTTTAGTTTCATATAGTTTTCTGCTCTTTCTTTAGATGTCATAACTTTTCTATTTCTTGTTTTACTTCTTGCCAATAGTCATACTGTGATAAGTCTTTATTGTTTGAATAATTCATATTGGGTAAATTTTGTATCTCATTAACTGCTATTAATGCACATTGCTTTATGTCTTTTTGTGCTTTATCTAAGTCGCCTTGAAACATTACTATATAACTTGGATATAAGTTAATATATTTATCAAATAACTCTTTTGCTTTCTCTTTTGCTGTCATAATCTTATTTTATTATTCATCTTATAATATGCTTCAAGTCTTTCTATTAGCATTGTATGTTGTTCAGTTCCTTTTGTTTCTTCTAATAAGTCTGTTAGCTTATCGATTATATTGTAAGTTTGTTTTCTTTCTTCTAATCTATTTTGTAAAGCTATATTTTCAAACTTTAGCTTATATATTTCTTTTTGTAGTTGGTCTTGTTCATTATCTGTTTTTATTTCTACTCCTGTAAAGTTATAAATTATTTTTGATTTTAAATAGTTCAATTCTTTATTAAATTTAGAATACACTTTATACATCTTCAAAGAGTGTAATACTGTTGCGTGGTCTAACTGAAATTCATTACCTAATTGCATTAATGTCTTATGTGGTTTTAGCTCTTTCAATGCCGTGAAGTATAAACTTCTTAATTCAATTGTTTGTCTTTTTCTATTCAGAAGTCTTATATCTACTTTTGTTTCTTCTAATATTGTTTTAATTATTGTTTTTTCCATTTTACTTTTATTTTATTTTTATTGTTTCTTACTAATTCTGTTAGCACATTGAACGATACTACCTCTAACGCCATAAATATACCTTGACATTCTTCATATTCTTCTAATGATTCATAATGTTTTAATATTTCTCTTACTTGATTTAATGACATTCCTTGCTCTATTTCGTATAGTGTAAGGTTGTAGTGGTCTATTGCTTTATCGTTCATTATTTATCTTTAATAAATGTTCCGTTAACCATAGTACCAGTTCTTTTATTAATAACGTTATATGCACTTAAAATGCAATCTTCTATATTATATCCTGCTAGCTTAGATAGATTAGTTAATACTACTACGCAATCACCAATAGCATCTATTATTTCTTCTTTATCATTATTTAATAAAGCTTTAGCTAATTCACCCGCTTCTTCTTGTAATTTTACGTATTGAGTTTTAACATCCCCTTTTTCAAATATTCCTTTTTGTTCTGCCCAAGTTCTAATATTTTTAAATATATCTAGTTCTGTGATTTTTTTATTTGCTTTAATAAAATTTACTAATGCTTCTATATATATAAATCTTTCTTTATTATGCTGAGAACTAGCATTATTTTTTAATATCCAATTAATATTATCTTGATTAAATTCTATGTGTTCACCATTTAATAACTCAACTAACATAGGGAATTTATATCCTGTTAATTTTTGGTCTTCAGTACCTTTAAAAGTTAATGTTCTTTCTGTAACGTGAATCATTCTTGTCATAATTTTTTTATTTTTATTAATCATTAATTGTAAATATGAATTTTTATCTTGTTTATAATTGTAAATCTTTTGAAAATGTATTTCTAATTTAGATGCGTGACTTATTTTATCTGTTGTCGCAAGTACATCATAATCTTTATATCCTTGTATTTGTTCTACTCTTCTTTTTAAATCATTAGTACAACCTACTTTAACTCCTTTTATATGATATATGTAATACATACTATATTTTTTTACCACATAATGGATATATATAAGTATGAAATTTAGTACCTTTCTTTATTACTTTATTTTTACCTAATAAAATATCTTGTTCAGCTACTTCATTTTTTCTACTATAATATCCAATTTCTTTTCTATCGTTATTATCAACTAATAAACTACCAATGTATTTATTATCAACGTGATACTCTATAAAAAAACCTAAATCTTCAAATATTTGTGCCATAATTATATTATTTATTAAGCAAATATAATGATTTATTTATTAAAAAGATAAATATTAACTTTTATTTAACAATTTATCATAATGTCTTTCGTATATGTGTAAGTTTTGAGCATAATGAGTATAAAATCCTTGCTCTACATTTAAAGACTTACAAACTAATTCGTGTAATTGTAAAAATGTGTAAGCGTCATTACAGAAACCAAACCATAAATCATTACTTCTCATTAAAACAGTCATATGTAATTTATCTGAATCAGGTGTAAAGTAAAATTGAATCGACAATGTGCAAGGAGTGTCTTTAGAATACTCTGAGTGTTCTTTACCATCATAGATAGATATTAATGCACGGCGAGAATATTTATCCCTTTTAAGTTCTTTAATTACATATTCTAATTGATTGTTTCTACTCCATTGCCAACCATAGTTTGAATTAACGTAACCACGTTCATCCATATGATTATACCATATCTTAGCTACTTTAGCTATTTTGATAGCACTCCTATCTTTACTTAGATACCATTCCCATTCTTTAACAGCATAATCTAATTTAAAGTTCCTAAATTCTGATTTAACTATCTTTTCAGAAGTATCTAATATAGTAAACATTTGATTATATAATGCTTTTGTTCCAGTTTCTTTTTGTTCAACTTGACTATCTAATTTTTCATAATAGTATTCAAACGCTTCACTTATTGTTTTAAATTGCCACATATATTTTCTTTTCTAATTGGATATTTATATTTATTATCTTTGAACCAATATAATTCTTTATCTTCTTCTGTAACTATACTAAATAATTTACCTAAAATTATTTCACCCGCAAATTTAAATTTATATTTATTACCTATTATTAATTCCATCTATTATTTCTTTTAATCTATTATCAAATTTTTGTTTATTCCAAGAATAAGAGAATATAGCTTTCCTTTGTTCTAAAGCATACTCTAATAATTCTTCTTCATTTAATTGTTCTATATATTTATAAGTTAAACCTAAAGCTTTTAAATCATTATAAGAAGTTATTATTATTGATTTCTGTAAAGCAGCGTAAATATATCTAATTCTAAACCAACCACTACCTGAGTGTGGATATTCTGGGCATAATATACCCCAATACTTACCACATTCATTATAAACATCAGTTTCTGTTTCTAATTTTATAGAATCTTTAATTGATTTTGTTCCATAATAAGTAGTTTTCCAAGAAAATTGTTTTTTATTAACCCAAGAACTATGGTCAACTAAAGAAGCTAACATATATTTTCTTTCTTTTTGTTGAGGTTCTGGTTTTAAATTTATATTCCAATTTTCTAAAACATAAGGTGTAAGGTCTAAATTATAAATGTTTTTAGATTTAATTATTTTTCTTACTATATTTTTATCACCCCAATCAAAAGCAGGAATTAAAGAATCATATTTACCATTAATTATATTATACATAGTTTCTTTTGTTTTATTAAAATCAAAAAACTCACTATCTACATTATTGTAAAAATAATTACCATTGCTCCATTTATTTTTAACTCTATCTTCAAACCTATTATTAGTTAACATAAGTTTAAATTTTCTTATAACTTCTTTTATTTGCCAATCTTCATAAAATAATATAATTTTTTTACTATTATAAATAGAGTATAAAGCTCCTATTATAAATCTATTTGAATTTGGAGAGCCTATTGGTGCTAAACCTACTATAGTTAAATCATATTCAGATAAGTCATCACCAGGCTTTATTTCTTTTCTATCAACAATATAACCTTGTTTTCTTAAAGAATCACAAATAATAGAACTATCATCTATTCTTTTAACTTTTGCTCTTTTAAAAGCATTATCATCGACCTGTTTTGCAGTACAGCCTGTAAATAAAATTTTCATACTATTTATTATTATAATTATTTAAACCACCTAAATAAGCTACTGCATCAAGTAAATTATCTTCTTTATGATTATAAGATTGTCTAGATAACTTTAAAGCTACAAGACACATATATATATCTTGAGCAGTAAATTGTTTACCTGTGCATCCTGAAGCTATCATAGCAGCGCGTTCCATTCCTTCTTCAAATGGTCCATACATACGTTCTTTTTCTTCTGAACGTAAATTAATAATCTTATTTGCTTCTTCTAAAATGTTCATTGTTTTTATTTTTTTTTGTTAATAAAATGTAAATATATAATTTTTTTTTAATTAGTTCTTAATTTTAACAAATTATAGCATTCAATGTATCTTTGCTTAGCTTTCCCTTTATGTATTTTTTTGAATAACTCATAAACTCTTTTAGTATATTTATAATGAGAATCACAACCTTTAAATAACTTTTCAGCATATTTCTTTCCGTAACCTTTACAATACTGAACGTTATCTGCTCCATCACCAATAATCATTTGCTCATAAAAATTGTACATAGCTTCTGATTCAGATATATCATATACACATTTATGATTATAATGATAATTATAAATTAAAGCAGGAAATTGTCTATAGTCTTTATCTATAGAAACTATTATAACACTATCTCTACCGTATTCTTTAGATAAATTGTACCAATATTTAGCAACCATATCATCAGTCTCTACTCCATAACCAACTATAGATTCGTAATTATCTTTAACGAATTTATGCATATCATTTAATAAAGGTGGTAAATCTATATTAGTTCTATTAGCTTTGTATTTAGAAGATATGTATTTTCTAAAATTACCTTTAGAACCAGAGAATACAAGTACTTTGTTTATCTCGTAAATTTCTTCTAAATAATTTATAATACTCATAAAACCTTCATCAAACTTATGTATTGATAATTCTATATCTAAATAAAATTTATCATCATTTTCATTTTCTTTTTTCTTTAAACAACTTGCGTATATCAAGCTATCTGCATCAAATAGTACTATCATTATTTATTAGTTTTAAAATATATTCCCAAACTTCTAATTCTCTATCAGTAGATTCTAAACACTTAATTAGTTGCTCTTCACTTAATTCGGTCTTGCTATTAACGATTAACGTAGCGTAGTTTACCGATTCCCTTTGCAATCCATTTATTTTAGATATTGCTTTCCAATATGCTCTTTCTTTTATATCCATATAAGTATGAATATTAGTAATATAATAAATGCTTTGATTACGTTTCTATCTTCTTGTTTCATAAATGTAATACATTAGTTGCGTATATTTGGGAGTTAGCACTTATTTTCTGGAACGAGTGCTAACGACAAGTTCAGACTTCCGAACGATACAAATTTCATTCTCGAAAGGCATTTCAAAATTCCATCTATCAAGCGTAAATTTTGATATTCCAATTTGGTGAGTATTGCATAATATTGTTAAATCTCCGTAGTAAAAATGCGTTCCATTTTCTTTAAACTGAATATGATATAGTTTCTTATTCATATCTTAAAACTTTTGGAAACAAACTACTTTCTTCTGCTTTATCGTCAAACCATTTAACACAGAGCAATCTCCATTCAATTAGCCAAATGTGTTTCTGAACTTTACTTGCTAAACATTTTTCTTTAAAACTTGGACTATCTTTCCACCATAAATAATGCAAAATTTTAGTCCATTTATTATACCATTTTTGGTAATAATCTAAATCTTTTTTCATTGTTCATTATTTTTATATGTTCATTGTAAATGAACGTTATTAAAAATTGAACGAGGATTATATCTCCTCGTTCAACTCATCAGCTTTATCACAAGCCATATCAAAGTTCATAGACTTGAATACTACTTTAGCATCCTTGTCTTTGCGTATTATTTCACGCATATCTTGCTCATCACAAACATAAGCAGAAGAACCATCGAAAATCACATAATGTGTACCCATAACTCGTAGTGTTTAGAATTTGCCGTCAATATGACTTCCTTAATTCTTTTACAAATATAAACAACTTTTTAACATAAAAAACTATTATTTTAAATTTTAACTTTTTATTAACAAAAAAGCTACCGTTTAGATAGCTTTGATTTAATTATTTTACGATAAACTTCGTTAACAGATTCTTTATTGTTGCCTCGTTTCCAAAGAAAATCCATTATTCTATTGATTCTTTGTAGTGGTGACTGTTTACTTTTCATATTGTTTTAATTTTTCTAAATATAATATCATATCCATTGCTTCTTCTTGTGCGTGTTGTAGCCATTGTAATCGTGTTAAATCTGTTCTATCAAGTGTAACACCATATTTATTTATTCCTGCTTCAGAGCGTTGTTTAAATTGTTCTATAACTGATTCTACTATTGTATCTTTCATTTAAATCTTTTTGAGTGTAATTTATATAATTCCATTATTTGCTTTAAAGCATCGTATTCTGTAAATTCAGTTTTAATATCGTTTTCTTTTAAATAAAATACTTCTTTGTAATTTGATATTTGATATTTAATAATATGGTATTTAGTTTTGTAAGGTTTTAAAATATACGCCAAATCATTTTTCAAGCAAATATTCATACATTCGATTTCATTAGAAGTAGG